CTCACCAGTGGCATTCTCGCTTCAAGCGATGAGCTGGGCAGATGTCAGCGTGTCGGAAACTTGGTCTACAATCTTGCCTACACTTGACTGGGAACACGCCTTAGTCGTCGCATAAGAAAGGAAAATGATGGCCAATCCAACAACCAACTTCGGGTGGGTAATGCCCACTTCTGCAAGCCTTGTTACCAACTTGCCGGCAGACTTTAACGTCTTTGGACAGGGCGTTGATACATCAATGCAATATCTGCTTGGTGGCACAACTGGTCAAGTGTTATCAAAGACATCGGGAACGAATATGGCTTTTACATGGACAACACCAACAGATCAAACACCGCTGACAACTAAAGGCGATTTATTTACTTTTACAACAGTGGATGCTCGCTTAGGCGTTGGCACTAATGGACAATATCTTAAGGCTGACTCAACAGCAGGCACAGGATTATCGTGGGCAACATTGCCTTCAAGTGGAAAAGTCTTACAGGTAGTCATGGGATCAACTGCGACAACAGTAGGCAATTCAACAACAACGGCAGCCGATACAGGTTTAACGGCTACAATCACACCGACATTAAACACTAGTAAAGTGCTAGTTCTAGTTAGCCAACAAGGTTGCTACAAATCTGCGGCTTCGGGTGGAAATTCAATTAGTCTTAAACTTTTACGCGGTGCGACAAGTATTCAACAAATATGTACCAACCTTTTCTATAATACAACAGTCGGTGAAGTAAGCGGTAATGTAGCGGCTGCATATTTAGATTCTCCAGCGACAACATCATCGACAACATATAAGACGCAATTTTACAATTATTTAGCAGCGGCTTCCGTATCCGTACAAATTCAAAATGTTGATTTATCCACAATTATTTTATTAGAGATAGGTGCATAAGATGGCCAGAGCTGATGAAGTTTTAACAATGCTAATTCCTAATGGCGGCTGGATTGCTACTGGTGATGATTATGAAGGTATCCAATTTATTGATTGTGAAGCAATTACAAAAGCACAATTCACGGCTGGTTTCACACAATATGACGCGTGGAAAGCCGCGCAAGATGCACAAGCGATATCCGATAAAGCATCGGCAACAGCTAAATTGGAAGCTCTTGGCTTGACTGCCGATGATTTGAAGGCGCTTGGTCTCTAGATGTATCCTGACGGCACTGCCGCGCGGATCATTGATGTCGCACTGGCAGAAGTCGGAACAGTAGAGACTGGCGATAATCTGACCAAGTACGGCAAATTTACAAAAGCCGATGGTCTGCCGTGGTGCGGTTCATTTGTGAACTGGTGCTTTGATCAAGCTGGAGTGAAATTGCCATCAATGGTTTTAACTGCTGCCGGTGCTCATAAGATGAAAGAGCTTGGACGTTGGATTGAAGATAAGCCACAGCTCGGTGATTTATGTTTCATGGACTTCCCTCACGATGGCATTGATCGGATCTCACATATCGGCATCGTGGTCAAAGTTGGCCAGAGTTCGGTGCTAACCATTGAAGGCAACACGTCCGGAGACGGAGATCAGCGCAACGGCGGGATGGTCATGCTCAAGCGTCGCTATATTGGCAAGGAGATAGTCGGTTTCGGTCGCGTTAGATTGGCCGCTTATAATGGAGAATATCCAGTGGTCGAGCCAATCCCTATGGCAAAGCCGACAAAGGAGAAGAAGAAATGACTCAACTCAAAGCAATCGCGGCATCATGGCTAAGAAGCTCTGTCGCAGGTGCGTTGGCCGTGTACATGAGCGGCAATCAGGATCCTAAAGCTTTAGCGATGGGCTTAGTTGCTGGCATTGTGCCAGTCCTAGCTCGATGGGCTAATCCGAACGATCTTTCATTCGGTCGCCAGAAGTGAGCGTGGGCGAATGGACGGCGGTGGGTGCGCTTGTCTTAGCAGTTCTCACCGCCATCTATTCGTCAATGAGAGTCATAGTGCGATCCATAATGTCGGAGTTAAGCCCGAATGGTGGTTCAAGTATGAAGGATCAAGTGAGCCGAATTGAAGCGCGATTGGATCAGCTAATTCTTGAATTGGCGTTGAAGAAGTAACAGACACGCCGCAATCCACGCTAGATCCTTGCACTTGTCAGTCATCGATGTCACTCTATCTCTGGGAGCACAGACAAGGCTCTCACGGGAGCAAAAAATGAACGAAGCATCAATTATGATTTTGATGGTAATCGCTGGATTCTTATGGGCGGTGGCCGCGTATAGCGTTGGAGTCAAGGAAGGCGAGCGCAAGGGCTATGCAAGAGGCCGAGCAGTAGGCCGTCACGCATCATCGAGGGAAGTGAACTCATGAGCTTTCTTGATAAATATGAAGACGTCGCAACACGCATTCAACGATTCTGGGCAACTCACCCAACGGGCAAGATTCACACATCAATCACAGACATCGACATCAAGGCCGGATATGTATTGGTGGAATGCCGCGTTTATCGAGAGTTCGAAGATAGTGAGCCATCTGGCATTGATTTCGCATTCGGTAACGTGGCAACCTATAACGTCCAGATGAAGAAGTGGTTTGTTGAAGATACAGTCACATCGGCAATCGGTCGGGCAGTCGGTCTAGTGCTAGGTGCAGATAAGCGACCAACGGCGCAGAATATGGCACAGGTCGAGCAAGTAGATTTAGCCATCATTAAAGCATCGGCTGATGATTATGATCCGTGGTCTGGCATGAATACAGTTAAGACAATCGCCGATGTCATTCCCGGAATCGCAGAAGCTCTGACCGGTAACGCAACAGATCCAACGCCACGATGTACACACGGCGCGCGCGTATGGAAAACAGGCGAGAAGAATGGCAAGGCGTGGGCTTGCTATAAGTGTCAAGAAGCTAATCGAGCCAATCAATGTCCGCCAATCTGGTACGTCGTGGGAGCAGATGGTAAGTGGAAGCCGCAAGACTGATGGGCGATATTGAGATTCACACAGCCGAAGGCTGGGTCAAACTTGATGACATCATGCAAGGCCAAGAGACGTGCTCAGTCTGCTCTAGCATCGAAGGCGCAGAAGGTGCTGGATATGTCAAGTGTGACCCACCAGAGCTAATGATCTATCTATGCCGAGCGTGTAGGAAGAAGCATGATTAAGATGCACATGAGCGCAGCCGATGAATGGGCTATCTTTAATGAAGCGGCGAAAATCATCTTTGAATGGGACGAATCAAGGCCACAGACGCCGCGATATAACATGGGCTTGAATAATTATGAGCAGGTTATACAACACGCTGAATCGATGGCCGCCGAACTATGCGTGGCCAGATACTTCGGACTCGATTACGATCTAAGCGATAACAAGGGCAAGATGCGAGCTGACGTTGGCAAGGCCATTGAAGTCAAGTGGACTGCCTACGTTGGCGGCAATCTCATCGTCTCTCCATCTGATCGAGATAATGATGTGGCCGTCCTAGTCGTTGGTAAGTCACCGGATTACTTCATCGTTGGTTGGTTGCCAGTTGCATTCGCCAAGCGCAAGCGATTTAAGAATCCGCGTCAAGATACATGGTGGGTTGATCAGGGCAATCTCAATCCAATAGAAAACCTATCTCGGAGTGAATATGCGGCAACTGCAATTTGATTGCTCCATCTGCGCCAAGCTCTACGGAGACGGGCGCAAGATGCACGGGATAACAAAGACGGCTGAATTGACGCTCAATGAATGGTTCACACAATGCTCTGGGTGCGGCGCATTCGGCATCAAGATCATCGATGATGAGATGGTCAATGGGCTCGAATAGTTATCCAGAGAAGTTATCCACAGGCTTGTGGACATATCAACACACCGCTTTGACCAGCACTTTTACACGCTCTCTTGACAAGGGCGTGTACGCTGAAGCATACAAACCGAGGGAGATTTAATGGATCCCAAAGAGAATGATTCTTACTCTTTCAAGGTTGTAGAGAATAAAGAGCGAGAGAAAAAACGTCTCTTGGTTCTCATCGTAGCTTCCTTAATCGGAGCAGTGAATGGCCAGAGCTATGCCTACGGCGTAGAACAAAGCGATCTACTTAAGCTCTATGCTCATTCAAGGATTATCAACTATGAGCAGTTCAGATGCTTTGATGCCTTGATAACCAGAGAGAGTCACTGGAATGTAAAGGCAATCTCTCCTAGTGGTAATCACTTTGGTCTAGGCCAGATGAAGAATACGAACTACAAGAAGCTTGATGGATTTACTATGGTGGACTGGAGCATTCGCTACATAACAAAGCGATATGGTTCTATGTGTAACGCATGGAGATTCTTCAAGGCTAAGGGCTATCACTGATGACACAGTCGGCAAGGGCTAATGGTGGCACTCGACTCTGGTCGAAGATAAGGTTACGGATCCTGATTCGTGATGGCTATTGTTGCCAGTATTGTGGATCACAAGATGCAACGACAGTCGATCATGTCGTTCCGATAAGCAAGGGCGGCACCGATGATCCGGATAACCTTGTGGCAGCTTGTACTCGGTGCAATTACTCGAAAGGAAACCGAATGGGTCAGTTTTTTGGACAGCCAAGGACACCTCTGACTCTTCCTTTTCTGTTTTCACCCGAACAA